TCAAACACCCAAAACCACTGTACCCCCGCAGGGTGGCAGACGCCTCTCTGTGGGGGACAGACCAAAAACTCCCGCGCTCCGGTTCCGGAGCGCGTTTTTATTGCCTTTCATGGTATGAATTTCCGTACCCCTGTCCATACTATCGGCGAGGTGATTTCCATGTCCTATGTCAATCCCGCTATCCGTGCAAAGTTTGACTCCATGCCACCCGAGCTCCGGGAGCACATTTTGCAGATGGATGTCAAGCTGGAGACCATGTCGGATCTGATGGCCTGCCTGGAGCGCATTGTTGCAGAGGGAGAGCGCTCCACTTGACCCGATCCTCTCCCGGCCGAAGAAAATTTTTGGAGAAATTTTTATTTTCCTCTTGCATTCTGTTCCAACCTGTGCTAATATAATCAAGCCGTCAGCGAGCAGGACAAATACAGTCCTCTCAATGACATGCGGCTGTAGCTCAGTTGGATAGAGTGTTTGACTACGAATCAAAAGGTCGGGGGTTCGAATCCCTTCAGCCGTACCATTGAGCGCATATCCGAACCCTACATTGTGTGGGGAACGGTGTTCGTTCAAACCAAAAGACACTCCTTACCTTAATCGGTAGGGAGTGTCTTCTTTTATTCTTCGCCGGAATACCCGTTTGCTCTGGCGCATTTCAGCGCACCCAAGATCATCTTGTCCTGAGCCAGCGTTCGTTCTTTCAGCTCATAGAGTGGAGTGCGGCGATGATCGTCCCATTCAATGAGCTGCTTTTTGTCATGAACGACTTGACCCTCATAGAGATTGATAACCTTGTCGAGCGTGATTTCTTTCAGCACTTGCATTTTCTCACCCCTGAGCGTCCTCGTCTGAGGTTTCTTTTGACTTGACCTTGATACCGTACAGAATGGCAAGTTCGGCAGTCCAAGCCGCAAACCAGCCGACCGTCAATTCTGTGTCAACCGTGTGACCGCAGGCGTTCAAAATCAGAACCACAACGGCGTACCAAGTCAGATTGAAGATGGACAAGATCGTGAACTTCGTGCGCTTTCTCATTCTTTTCTTCTTCGGCTTAGGTTGCACTCGTTTACCACCCATAGGAAGCCCTCTCAACGGCTCAGGAAGCGTTCATGCACGAAGCCAGTATAATTTACCCTCTTGTGCGAGAAAGCCACATAGAGCCATTTAACGCCGTTTACAACGGTGTAGTAGCCGTAGTTCTTGACGGCGGTTCCCTTGGGGATTGTCACCAGCACTCTACTGTCCGTCCCGGCAACGTCACGAACATTCAGGCCAGCACCAGCGGTCACGGTGTAAGTGCCTGCCATAGCCTTATTGAAAGACCGTGCGACACCTTTTGCCTTGACCTCGGTGGTAGGAACGGGCTTGACCGTTTCGGGCTGTGCGGGGGTCACGGTTTTGTCGTAGGTCACATAGGGGAGGTGTCCGTGCTTCTTCCACATACGGGTATTGTACCCGTTCTTCTTCCCGATATTACCGACAGCGGTAATCTGCACATTGTTCGCCCAACGGGGAGAACATTCGACCGCAAGGCCGTTTCCGATATACACGCCAATGTGTCCCGTAGTCCACACCACTTCGCCGGGGTCAACCTTGTCCCACCCGGAAGCAGTAGCGTCCTTGCACCTCTTAATCATGGTGTCAGCACCCTCGTCAGGTACGCCGTTGGTGGCGTATTTTGCGCCGCCGTAGGACTTAGTTTTATCCCCTGTCCAGCCCCACAGAACGGCTTTGATAAGGTTCACACAGTCAAAGCCAAAGGTATCAGGGGTCGCTGCCATAATCATAGAGGTACGAGCTGCCGCCATGTTGTAGGGGTGGTTCTTGATGTACCGTGACTTATTGGTGTCGGTCAGCGGCGCACCAAAACAGCCCATGACATACAGGGTCTTGTAGTGCTTGGCAATATCAACGACCTTGGCGACCAGTTCACTTGATTTCATCATAGCTTTTGCCCTCCTTGGTAGCGTCCAAAATGGCCTTGAACTTCGTAAATGCTTCTGCGATGTACTTGCAGGACACCATGAGTACCGCACCAATAATCACCAAATTGCTGAAAATATCCACATACTCAGTCGGAATTTCCCATCCGACCATATCCGCAAACAGCGGCAGCGTGGTAATAGCCACACACAGCAGGGTCAGACCGCAGACAAAAGCAGCGATCTTCAAGCCTGAGTTTATCAGCTTTTCCTTGCTGAACGGTTCCAGCAGGATTTTGATGTTGTAATACAGAGAAAAGGACACATTGGAGAGGTAGGCACACAGAAAAATCAGCATCGCCCAGCCAATGTTCGTCAGGTTGTGCAAAATGGTTTCGAGCATAATTTTTACCTCCAATTTTTAATTTAGGTGAGTTAGGTGAGTAATCGGGCGTTTTTCCTATAAACTCCCTCTTATACACGCATACTAAGAGAAAGTTATAGGGATTTTGACCCGATTACTCACCTTTATCACCTTGCTTTCGGGTCATGCGGGCTTGTGAAAGCCCTCCAAATCCTCGATACGGTGGTTGATGACCTTGATCTGTTCTTCAACCACAGGTACACGCCTTGCAAAATTGTTGTGTTCCCGCACTTCACGGGTCAGTTCGTTCAACTTGGTTTCGATGACCGCTTGCTGCTTGTCCAGTTTTGCGTCAACCTTGCTGGCAGACTTGCCGGACGAGTAGATGATACCAAGCAGGCTCAGACCACCCGTGATAATAGCGACCAGAATTGCGTCACTCATGTCCTGCCCCCTTTTTACTTGCCGGTATATTCTTCCCAGCCAGCCGGATAAGCGTCCGGGGAATACACATTTCCGTCAATCAGACTGCGGTACAGCTTGTCGTTGTAGCTCACGATGTCACCCTTGTTGTAAGCGTCATGAGCGCCTGTGGGCTGAGTCCACACAGGGTAGCCGGAGGGGGTCAGGCCAATCGGAGTGTAGAGAGCGGGAAGTGCGTCAGGCTCCCAATCTGCTTGAGAAGTGTGCACCTGTACTACCTTGTAGAGCTGCGGGTCGCCTACACCGTTCACACCGTAGGTGAAATAATCACCAACAGCATAGGCATGACCGACCTGATAGGGGTCATAGATGGTTGCAACCACCATCGCAGAGTCTTCGTCAAGGCTCTTGGCGAACATCTGAACAGCCTTGCGGAACTGCTCAGAATTACGAAGGTCGTTCGGGTCAGTCAACAGAGTGGTCAAGCTGCTGGCATACACACCATCGTCCACTTCCTCAACGGATACGGTTTCAACACCGTCCAGCTCAGGGTGTCCGTTGACATGGTACACGGTGCCGTTCAGGGCAATACCCTGTGCGTTGTCCTCGACAGTCAGGCCGTAGCAACCGTTGTCCTGCATACGCACCCAAGTCAGATTGCTCACAATGCCGAGAACTGTGTCCTTCTTGATGATTTTATACATGGCTTTTCCAACCTTTCTCGTCCGGGTAGAACCCGTACAATGATTTGAAATACTGATTGGTGCGCTGCCGCACCTTGAAGCTGTGACCTCGCTTCATGTGACCGTTGTAGGAGTCCACGGAACACCGAATGTCAGCCAAGGTCATTTCGCCCCGGTCGAGCTTTCCTCGGAAAGCCCTGAGCTTGTGTCGAACGATTTTTGTTGAGTCTTTGTTCATCTTCCGAACAACCTTGCCGGTCGGTGTGATGATGAACCTTGTTTTCAACCAGCGGTAATAATCTCTGAGAGGAACTACCCTTGTCTTCTTCAAGTTCAGTTCCAGACCGCACTTCTCGCAGATGATCTTTAACCCGTCCATACAGAGATACAGGTCATCAATGTCAGGGCTGATTGCCACGCCATCGTCCATGTATCGCTCATAGGCTTTGATACGGCAGACCTCTTTGAAGTAGTGGTCGATCATGTTGGGTAGCATGAGGGCGTTCGTCTGAGATACCTGACTGCCAAGACCCAAGCCCACAGAACCGAAGTCTGTAACAAAGCTGTTTGCAAGCTCTCTGATTTTCGGGTCATGAAGCCTACGGTCAGCTTCACGGAACAGCGGCTCATGCGGAGCTGAGTCAAAGAAGCTGTGAAAATCGTAAAGCAGAACCCCTCCTTCCAGACCGTACTTCCTGTAATGCCGTTGGAGGTAACAGGTCATACGGCGCAGGGCGAAGTCCATACCTCGGTGTTTCAAACTGGCTGAGTTGTCATAGATGAAACAGGCCGAATAGGTAGGAACCAAGCAGTAGTCACACAGACACTTTTGAACCGCTCGTTCTGTGATATGGACTGATCGGATATACCGCTTCTTCCCTCGCTCCATGATGGTAAAAGCGTGAAAACCACGGTGCTTGAAGGTTCCGTTTTGAAGTTCACGATGGGTCTTTGCGATGATCGGAATGATATTGCCGATATACCGCTGAGTTGAGTTTTTCCAGTAGACACCCTTACAGCATTTCTTCCCTGAAAGGTAAAGGTGTCTGAACGAAAAGACTTCATCGAAATCACCACATTCTTTGCTTCGCCGCAGACGAGCTTCGTCCCGCTTGGCTTTTCTGCGTTGATAACGGGCTTCTCTCCGTTCTTCACTTGACATAGAAATATTTCCCCTCCGTACAGTCTTATTGTTGGGTACGGGTTCTAACTGCGTGTAGTACCAGCCATGAAATGAGCTACCGTACAATCGCTCACCATGCAAGAAGCGTCCGGCTGACTACATCGGACGGGGTGTTTTGGCTTGGTAGCCGGGAACAAGCCCTCCCTCTGCAAAAGGTACTGATTTCGCCCAAAGGGGTTACTACGACTGATCTATGCGAAGTTGCAGAGTCCGAAGGACACGCCATTGGAGTTGCTGGCGTTGTTATTGTTGGCGTTGCCGTTGTTGTTCACATTACAGAAGTTGTTGGTGTTGCCGGAATTAGGAGAACGCTCCCACCAGTTGTTCGCAGAAACGGTAACAATTACAGGGCTTGACCCAATGAAAAACTCACACAGGGAGGTCTTTATACCTCTCGTGGTCAGCTTTCCGAACCTTGGAGATAAGCTGTGCTTCGTCTGTGATGTACTCTCCAAATTCCTTCATGGCGTGGTCAATCCACGGACACTTTTCAGGATTTTGGAGAATAGCGTCATAGAGCAAAGTCAGCTTCGGGCTGAGATTTTGAAGGGCGATGTTGGCGTTAATCAGGTGATCTCGCCGCATTTGCGCTTCATGCTGATTGTGCGGGTAGATGTTGTTCGCCGCTCGGACTTCCTCGTGAACCGTGGAAGCCAGCTCAAAGATACGGTTTGTCAGCAGAGGTGCGTATCTTTTAGGAGCTTTGGTGCAGACAGAGAAAGCGTGAAGCTCTAATCGTCTGGCGGTTTCGATGAACTGCATGGAGCTTTCGCCACGCATAGCTTTGATGACTGACACGCCAACATTCCTTTCTTACACCGCCCCTGACGGGGCGGGATTGGTGTTGATGAAACCGGGGATTAAACGCAGAAGCCGAAGGACACGCCACGGGAGTTGCTGGCGCCGCTAATGCCGGCGATGCCGTTGCCGTCCACACTACAGAAGTCGTTGGTGCCGCCGGAATAAGGAGAACGCTCCCACCAGTAGTTCGCCGAACCATTGACCTTCTTAATGGTGCTGTTGCCAGCGGTGTAATACTCGTATTGCTTACCCTCACCAGCGTAAGAATACTGAGTAGCACCAAAGACTTCGATCTCGGACAGCAAGAACAGCTTGTCGGAGGTGGTTTCTAAGGCAGACTGGTTATTACCCTTACTGGTCACTTTATTGACGAACTTCAATACGCTTTTCAGGTCGGAAGAAAGCTGGTTCAGCAGCGTTGCCATCGTGGAGGTACGCATCTTGGAACCACGCCAGCCGTTCACATTGGTATTGGAGTCGTTCATGGGGTAGGTGGTTTTCAGGCAGTCAACCAACTGGAAGGTAATACCCGCCTTAGTGCGGCTACCGTCTGCGGTAGTCAGAGTGTCGTGGTCAAAGCCGATGATCTGCGCCGCATAGGTCACGCCGTTGACGGTGATATTCTTTCTGTCACCGACCTTCCAGTAGTTCGGAGCTTGACCGAACTTGGAAACAGCGGCGATGTTGTCCCAAGAGGTAGCTTCCAGCGTAGCACCAACTACAAAGGGATAGACATACACGATACCGATGACTTCCAGCGTGTAAACCTTGGTTTTCTGAGAACCGTTGTAAGTAAACACGATAGTCCAGTCACCCAATTCGGTAGGATACAGAGTGGCATATCCGGTCGAAGCAACCTTGCCGGTCAGGGTTTTACCGCCCCTGCTCATGGTAACGGTCGAGCCTGTATCGGCGATGACACGCACCTCGGCAGGGGAACCCTTCTGGCTCAGGGCGTACAAAGCGTCATTCACCGTGGGGTCGCTGCCGCTCAGTTCCAGTGCCGACTTGGTGGTGTCGGACAGCAGATTTGCCTTGCTCATGGCTGTGCCGACCACATCACAGCCTGCGGCGTTCAAACCAATGTCGAGGGTAGCGGTTCCGGCGAGAAGCTGTGTGCGCCATTCCTCGAAGGTTGCAGGCATATCGGTAGGAGCCTTAATAGAACGGGACTTACCGTTGCCCTTGATGACAGTATCTTTCATGAAATTTCCTCCTTACTCTCCGCAGTTATACAGGCCAACATGGGCGAAAGCGTATACCGTGCGGTCAATTTTGGAATACAGCTCGGTTTCTACCTCGGTCAGTGTTGTGTCGATGACATACAGGAGATATTCAATGTTGTTTGCCGTGGAAAAAGTGAGATTGTCCAGACTGCTCGGAACCAGCGGTGCGTCCGGGGGAAGTGTGAGCTGCTTTCGGAGAACCGTCAGGTTGTTCAAGTAGGCTTTCACGAGAGATTGGGTGGGCGTATCACCCATCGCCCAATTCGTCTTTGCCGCAACCACCACCGAGGAAGGGTCATACGGAACTTGGTAGATCGGGTCATCAGCGACTCCTTTCTCCGCTCGGTATGCCGCCAACTGTCCGGGGAGAGAAGTCATGCGGTTGGCGATATAGGCTACCGCCTGCCCTACACGGTTCATGTCCCCGTAATTGTAAGCACCCTTCATGCCAGCCATGTACTCGGTCTTTTCCTCAGCGGAAAGGCTCGAAAGCCCTTCCGTGAGGATTTTGTTTTTCAGGGTAAAAACCCTGTCTACATCGGCCTGTGTGCGGTCATAGACGAGATTATCAATAATACTCATATCAGACCTTTCACCTTCAACTTTCCGCTCAGAGAGCCGTTAAATGTGATCTCGTCCACCAAGATCAATGCGTCCATTTCATCGGTGTAGAGCGTCTGCAAGCCAATCACATCGCCCACTTCCAACTCAGGATTGCCACGGTAGCTTACCTGATAGGTATTCTGCATTTGAAGATACTTTTTTACCTGATCGGCAAGAGCGGCGCACATCGTATCGTTGGTGATAAGGGGATTTTCCTCCTTGTCGATTTCTCCATCGAGAGCTACGGGATAGGAAACGACCACCGAGTTCTCAGATAGAGTTTTGCCGGTAACAACTACGGTTTTAGTGCCGGAGGATAACACCAAATCCGCAGCTCTGGCGTAAATGTTGGAGGATACCAACGAACCGCCAGAAACAGAGATAGAAACATCTTGTGCAAGACCAGAGAACTCGACATGAAGCTGAGTTTCGGTGGTCGTTCCCTCGAAAAGTTTGGTGGTGTCATTTGCCGCCGTGTACGCATACTTGGCGATAGACACCGCTTTGAGCTGGTCGATCTTTGCGATAGCTTGGGAGTCCTTGCCAATCGAGTCAAAGTCCAGCGTGAAGTCCGTTTCACGGTAGTAGAGCTTGCTCACCCGCATACGGCGGTACGGCAGACCACCGTCCATCGTTACCTCGATCTTGGTACAGTCAATCGCCGCTTCGCTGTTGACAAACACCTCCGCCGAAGTGATACCCGTCACGGTCTGCGTGTCCAGCAGCTTCGCCCCGGCATAATACTTCACCCAAATAGAGGTGGGGTACTCGTCCAAGGGGGTATCAAAGCGGAGAGCCAACACGGGAAGGTCGTGAGAAACATCAAAGGTCTTGGTGAAGGTCGGCTTCGTGGTATAAGTGCCATCTGCCGCAGTCATCGCTTCACTGATAAACCCTCGACCGGAGGGGTCGGCGTCTTCGACAATGACCTGATCTCCACCGTCCAGTGTCCAGCGGTTCAGTTCCAACGCCGCATAGGTGTTACCGACCTTATTGCCACGGTCAACAGTGTCCCACTCGCTGTACCACAGATGACCGTTATCCGCCCATACGCCGCTGTAAATACCAACCACAGTCACGCCAAAAGGCTTGATATGAATGATATTGTCATCGTCTGTAAACAGGCGGCAGCGGCAGGCGTGAGCGATCAGTTGCAGACAGTTCATGTGCGAGTCAATGGGGAGTGCCGCCGTTGTGAACATCTGCTTCAAGGCCGGGTCAATCACCCAAGGGTGCGTACCCTGCGCTGTCAGCGTCAGGTCTGCGTCCAAAAGCACTTCCTCAGCCATGTCGTAGAAGTTTTTGGAACCGAGCTTACTCTTGTAAAAGGTTCCGGTCATACTTCCAACCAGACCTGTACCCGTAAAGGTGGCCTGATTTTTGGCAGCTTTCGGCTTGCTGTTCAGCACATACTTGTCCGCTTTCAGCCACTCGACCTTGCCCGTGGGAAGCATATAACCGTATCGGAGAGAAATCGGTGACTTCTTATCCAGATAGGCATAAATGCCTTTCGGGTTATCCGGGTCGTAATTGTGTTCGTAGTCCAAAAGAACGAACTGCATGGTTTCCTGCGGCAGTCTGCGGGAGAGCGGGTCTACATCGTGAGACTCCTTGATAGAAACAATGTCATCGTTTCCGAATTTCTTCTGCACACCGTAGAGAACCTGTTGCAACCGAGGTCGGCGGTACGGAAGGGTGTTCCCCATTGCCAACACGATCTTGTCACAAGAAGCGACCTTCGTGTTGATGACCAACTCTGTCCCCTCTACGGGAAGGGTCAGGCTTTCCAGCACCGCACCATTCAGGTAGAAATCAACTGTCACGGTGTCAGGCCATTCCTGATAGCGAGTGTCAAAAGTCAGGGTGATACCGGGGAAGGTATGAGGATTGCTGAAAGCACGGGTCAGCACCGCAGGGGTGGTAAACTTGCCCTCAGCATTACTCATGTGGCTCGAAACAAAGCCGTCATACATCGTCCCGGAAGAAGGAACGATAACCGTATTTCCGTCCAGCGCCCACCGGTTCAGCTCCAACGCCGCATAGGACTCCTGATAATCATATCCGTAGTCCAGCGTGTCGAACTCGGAATAGCTCTGCGCCCCGTTGCTGACCCAATTACCGTCTGTTGCCGCTGCTGTGTCCACCTGAGAGAAGGTGATCTCCACAAAGGACTGCTCACGGAGCAAAGACTTCATCGACAGCTTGTAAGCGTTGCTTACCTGTTTCACGGCTGCACCTCCTTAGAACGGTTCGCCGCAGTCAATGATGTTGACTTTGCAGTTGATGTAGTCCGCAGGAAGCCCCGTGTTCGGGTCAAGATGGTACGGGGTTGCCGTGCGGTCGCCGGGGTACATCTTTCTGGTTGTCCAGCGGTTGTTTACCATGTCGGGATAAGTGACCGTCACAAAGAAGTTCTTGTCAAAAATCTGCAACATGGCAGACCACTGTTCCGCTGTCAGATAGCCCCAAAAGAGGTTGTTGAGCTTCTGTTGATCTCTGCCGACCTTCTGGCCTACCACAACGCCGTTGGCATTTCTGGCAGAGTCTACGATAGTGGCAGACAGCAGCTCTAAGCCCCTGCGGGGCTGAGGAAACTTTGTGCCATTGATTGTAATGAAACTTTGCATTTCCTCAGCCCTCCTTAGTAGGCATTACTGAAAGCGCCGGTATTCACACGAACACCTCTGGCTCGGTTATAACGGTCATAAGACTCACCGATCTGATTGTCACCAATATTCACGGAGAAGTCCTTTTCCTCAACGACATTCAGCAGAGCGTAAATGGCAGCGATCACACCGTCATTGGCAACGGACACGCCTGCGGAGATACCTTCAACAATCTGGTCATTGTTGGCAACCGCCGTTCTGCGTCCCATCGCACCGACCATTTCCGCACCCGCTTCACGGGCGATAAAGAGCTGTCCTTCATTCGGGAAACCGCCGTCTTCAAAGAACGGAATGTGCGGAATATCCACCAATCGAATATCAAACGCCGGAATAAGCATGATACCCATAACAGACAGACCGTTGAACTGAATGTGGAACATATCATTGATTGCGTCAATGACACCGTTCACAAGTCCAATGATGGAGTTCGCCATCTGTCGCACAAAGCGAGTAATGGGGTTATCGTCCAGCGTCCATGCCGCATACGACAGGGACAGACCCGCCGCCAGTACCGCAAGACCAAGACCAACACCCGCACCGCTCAGGCACAGCAGGACACCGAGAACGATCAATGCGCCGCTGAGAATACCCGTGATGACCGATACGACTTTCTTAATGGAATTAACCACAAAATCCCAATTCAGGGTAGCAACAGCGCCAAGGCTCAATGCACCAGCCGCCATCAGGCCAAGGCCGAGAGGAAGGGCGACTCCGCTTAGAGCAAGGATAGCGCCGACCGCCAAGAGAGCGCCGCCGACAACGGTGGTAATCATGCTGATCTTCTGCTGAACATTGTCGGAGAGGTCATTCCAGTTCGGCATGATAGCCGTACCCATTGTGACCGCACCCGCCGTCAGCAGAGCCAGACCCAACGGGATATTCGCCCCGGAGAACGCCAGCGCCGCACCGATAGCGAGGAACGCCACAGATACGACCGTGGTAATAATGGCAATCACATTCTGGATTTCATCGCTCAGGCCATTCCAGTTGAGAGCCATTACGGAAACCAGAGAAGTAGCACCAATCGCCATCAGCGCAATGCCGAGGGGCATACACCCGGAGAAAGCGAGGATAGCGCCGAGTGCCAAGGTTGCTCCACTGACCAGCAATCCTACTCTGGACAAGGGAGAAGCCAGAGCGTCCGGGATACTGTTCCAGTTCAGAGCTGCGGCAGATACAAGCGTGACAGCACCAACAGCCATCAGCGCAATACCCAGCCCGGTTGCGACCCCGGTAAAGGCCAACATAGCGCCTACCGCCAGAGAAGCACCCGCCAGAACTCCCGTTAAGGTGGTCAAAGCGTCAGTGAGGTGCCGGTCGCTGTTATGCCAGTTGATAACAGCGGCAGATACAAGACTTGCCCCGCCCAAGGCCATCAAAGCGATACCAAGAGGAAGGTTCGCCCCGGAGAACGCCATAATTGCGCCAAGAGCCAGCAGGAAGCCGCCGACAACACCTGTAATGAGAGCCAGCGTACTTGCCAGTTCGCTACTCATAGCAGTCCAATTCAGTCCAACGGTAGCCGCAAGGCCGACCGCACCCGCCGCCATCAGGCCGACACCCAGCGGAATATTCACGCCGGTTACGACCAAAATTGCACCTACCGCCAGCATAAAGCCGAAAACAATCGTAGTGATCTCTGCGAGAGTGTCCTCAATCATCTTCTTGATTTCACCAATGCGGGTCTGCACAGCGTCACCAAGGAAATCGTAGGTGGGCAAATCGAAATCAAATCCACCTGCGCCACCAGCACTCGCCCCGGAACCGCTTCCCGTGTTGGGAGCAAAGACATTCAGCTCGTCAAAGCCTGCGGTGTACTGTTTCAGCTTCTTGGCAGCACCGGCAGCGTCATCGAGATTATCAGCCAAAGACCCAGCTCCGGCAGCGGCGTTATTCACTCCTGAATAGTCCACATCGGTTAGCTTGAACCCTGCAAGGTTGGCAAGGGCATCGGCGATCTCCCGAATGACCTGAACAACAGCGATTGCATAGGGAAGAATTGCGTTCAGTGCCGGAATGAAGATGTTACCGATCGCTCGTGCGGCCTGTGTAAGCTGTGCCTGCAAGATACGAAACTGGTTTGCGGGAGCTTCCAGCGTTCTCGCCATATCGCCCTGAGCGGTCGTTACCTGAGTCATAATGGCGTAATATCTCAGCTCGGCCTTTTCTGCCTGCGTCATGTTTGCAACGCTTTCCTTGATACCAAGGTTCAAAGCGGTCTGCTCCAATCGTGCCTGCGACAAATCGTAGCCCAAGCGCCGCAGAGGTTCCAACTCGCCGGAAATACCGGACTGTAACTTCTGCATTGCGTCTTCAATGGAAATATTGAAGAAGGAAGAAATATCGTAGCCGAGCTGTGTCAGGTTTTGGCTCATGAGCTGCGCTCGTTCAGCCGTGTCACCGAAACCGGTCAGCAGCGTGTTAAAAACGCCCTGATTGCGGAGCCACTGTGCCGGGTCAATACCCATAACATCGGATACCTTTTCAGCGTAGTTTTGAGCTTCGGCGGCATACTGCCCCAAGGCGACCGTGAACAGGTTCAGGTCTTCTTGATACTTGTTGGACTCCGTGACCGCCTGTGCGATGAAATGACCGATTTTGCGGAAAGTGATTGCAACAGCGGCGACATTCAACGCTTTCAATCCGCTCGTGAACTTCCCGGTAGTAGAGGTTGCTTTACGGGCAGAAGCGTTGTATTTCTCCGTGCTGGTAATCAGCTTTTGGATTTTGGACGGGAACGCCGAAAAGCCGTTGGACACCTTCTGCATTTCATCGGCGAAAGGCTTCATGGCGGCGGCAAGAGCGGTCATCTGCTGTGTGAACTTGTCAATGTCCGCCGCTTCCAAATCCTCGATCACCTTCGGCAGCTTGGAGAGCTGATTGATAAAGGTGGTCATATTGGCCTTACCCAACTCAGAGAGAGGGCGTAAACCGTTGGCAAGGGAAGTCAGCTTGTCGCCGTCCGTCCATTTCAGACCAGCGAGAGCGGTGTTGATTGCTGTGAGCTGGTTGGCGATGGAGGAAGAAATCTTCACATTTCCAACCTGACTCAAAGCGGTCAGCGCATTGGTAAGCCGGGTGATCTTCTGCGAAGCGTCACCGCTGTTCAAGCCTTTCAGAGAATTGGAAAGCTCCCGAATACCCTGAGCGGTCTTGCTCAGACCCGTTGCGCCGCCGTTGGTAGCGGTTTTCAAACGATTGAGCGTGTTAATCAGGTTTTGAAGCCCTGCGACCGCCTGCGTACTGTCATTGACGATCTGAAACTCCAACCCCTGAATTTCCACATTGTCAGCCACTTACGCCACCACCTTTCTCTTGAAATTTCTTATTGACCGATACCATAAAGGCTTCCATGTATGCCTTGGCTTGGTCATCGTGTTTTTCTTGAAGCTGCTTCTGCTGTTTCTTGTCCTGCCGACTAAACAGCTCATAGGGGCTTTCCCGATACGGCGTGGGCTTGGTTCCCTTCTTGGCGAAAGTACGAAGAACCGGGGCAGCGTCAATAAGAGCTTCGTAAAAATAAGCTCCTTGGAGCCAAGCGTCTTGATTTCTCAGGTCTTGCCTGATCTGTGCCGCCTTTCGGTAATACTTCACCAATTCGCAATCCTGTTCCCAAAACTGCTCATAGGTCATGCCGATGGAAAGATAGTACGGGAAAACCTCATAAAACTTTGGTGTGTAAGCGAGAAGGGGAGCGGGGCGATGGTCGCCGCCGCCCCCCTCACTTCTGGAAGATCGGTCGCTTACCAGCCGGTCTTCCAGCTCAGGTTTCCCTCGTTGCCCTCCTGCTCAGGCTCGTCCAGCAGACTCAGCAGGGGGTCGTTATACATCTCTACCAGAGCGGCAATCAGCTCGTCCTTGTGGTTCATACGAGCGTAAATGTTGTCAATCACATCACGCTTCACGAACCGATGATGGGCGAGGAACGCACCGGCAAACAGAGCCGGAAGCAGGGTCATCGGCTTGCGCTCCACATCGGCAGCAACAAAGCCGTTCTTCTCCATCGCTTCAACGGTCTTGCGGGTGTATTCCAGCGTGTAAGTCACGCCGGTAGTAGGGTCATTGATCGTCAACTGCTTTGCCATGATAAATCCTCCTTATCAATACGGCGATTGTTGGTGTCTTAGGTTGCGGAGAAAGCGATAGGGGTGGAAGGAGCGATGGTGATGTTCATGTTCACCACTTCGTTCACGCCGCCGCCCACGGGATACACGGACAGCTCACCGTCAAAGCTGAACTTGCCGTTAGAGCCATCGGGAGTAACAGTGCCATCGCTCTCGGTGCCGCCAAACCAGACCGCATAGCTGACCTTCTTGCCTTCCAAAGCCTTGAGGGTCTGGAAATCAGCCAGCGTGTAGTTGGCGGTAAAGGACAGACCATCGAGGGACTGGATACCGGCGATGTAGGTCTGCATATTGTCGCTCAGGGTGGTGGTTTCCAGCATTTCGGGTTCTCCGCCGAGGTCAGGAAACTCCTTAATGTCGATCAGCTTGCTCCACTGTTCGCCAGTGTCGGCTTTCTTCATCAGAAAAACCTTGTAGGTGGAAATAGCCATTTCATTTACCTCCTATAAAGAGTGGTTCCGTCCGTTTCAGCCTTGTATCGGGCAACCAGACGGTAAATTGTTGCGTTCTCCAAATTGGGAACCGGGGACAGAGAAATACGCCGGAAATTCTTGGCGTACATGAGATCGTCCACAAACCTCATGATCTTTCGGCAAACGGATTTCTTACCGCCTGCCTTATCGGAGTAGACATTCACCTCGTACATCAGCGTGGCGAACCTCTCCGTATCGCCGCTGTCCATGTGAGCTTCCGTGGTGTAGTTATCCTGCTCCACCAAGCTCACATAGGGGAAACGGGTAGGGGCATTGACATACTCGCCACTGACCAAGATACCGGGAAACTGCGCTCTCAGGGCTTCCGCAATCGGCGTGTAGATTTGACTCTCCACATCAATCATGAAAATACCTCCTTCGCAATTTCCGTGAGCCGGTCTTGCAGCTCCTTTACCGTTTCGTACATCGGCATATTGGCGGGGTTGCCGTGGGTGATGACCACAAACCCGCCATTTTTCTTTTCTTTCAGCACTCCGTTCGTGCCGGGGTCGCCGTAATAACCCCAAGAGTGCTGCTTGCCGTGACCCTGACCGTATTCGCCACGCTTCATGCCGAGTTCTCCCGCTTCCGGGTGATCGTCCGGGTAGGTCACACCTGTACCGAACTCGATAAACAGGGTAGCCCCACCTGTCGCCACCACCGCTCGAACATTGTTCCCACGGGGTTCCACCGTCACGGAAACATCGTTGGTGCCATCGTAAACAGCCCGCTCGAACTTGGCGGAAGCGATCTCTAAGCCCTCCTGCGCCACCCGGTCGAGAAAGACCGCAGTCCGCTCTTGAAGCCGGTTCTTCCGGTTTTCGGTTTCCCGTATCAGCCGCTCAATTCCTCTCCCGGAGAGCGGAACATTGATCGTCTGACTCACGATACCGTCACCTTACTGACCGCATAGGAAATGGAGTTGAGAGACTTGGCGACCCGCTTGACCATGTAATCGTAGAGCGGTTTCCCGTCCTCGTCATACTGCGGTTCCTTGTCAATGAACAGCACGGTATTCTCGTCAATGGGGCAGCTCAGGTCATCGGTGACGATCACCTTGTCGTACCCTGCGAAATTACCGAACTGCTCCACCTGAGCGGAGCCGGTCGCCGCCGAGATATTGGCGTTCATCGCCACGGCAGGCTTGTAAACCACCAGTTCCTCGCCGGTTTCGTTGCCGTACTCGTCCTTGGCGGGAGCCTTGCTGTTATACAGCAGATACCAGAAGGGCGATTTGTTGCGGTTCAGCGTCCTCATGCACTCAACCTCCCATCACGGCGGCAAAGGGAACAATGTCCCTCAGCAGCGTAGGCGGCACATCACCGTCTTCGTAGGAGCGGGAAATACCGTTCTCGCTGTGAGTGGTCTGCCCTTCGGCTCCCCGCTTGTTCAGCAGATACACGGCGATCTCCACCTGAATGTGAGCGTACTGGTCAGGAACAGCGGTCACGGTGGGGTCAAAGGGGTATGCCTTGCGGCACACCTTGTTTCCGGCGATAGAAAGGTAGGTGGAAAGCGTTTCCTCGTCTGTTTCGCCGGTCATGGCTTTCACCATTTTCAACTTCTCAGCGTCCGTCATGCTTTCCACCTCCTGTCATTCAGCGGGTTCTTCGGACTTCTTGCGGGACTTCTTGATAACGGGGATGGGATTTTCCTCGGACAGATTGAACTTGGTAATGATTTCCTCACGGGTGAGGGCTACGGGGTTGTCGAGGGTATCAACAACCACCGTACCCATCACCACAGAGGTACTTTCCAGTTCACGCCGAGTAATCACCTTGTCCTTTGCGGTAAAGCCCACATTACGGAAGTGATCTCCCTCCCGCACATACACTTTTCCGTCAGAAACATAGAACATGGTGAACCTCCTTAGCCGTTGGTGATGATCTTCGCCAGCGCAATCGTCTTGGGGTCAGCCACGATAGACCAGTTGGCGGAAGCCGCAAGCTGAGCGTCCGTGGGGGAAGCGGTGTAGCCGGAAGCGGGCTTGGTGAAGCTGAAACCGTTGGGGTGCATGGTTTCACGGATACGAGTCACCAGAGCGTCATAGCCGCCGCCCTTGAGAGCGTCACGGGTCAGTTCGGAAGGAACCTTCACCGGAGCCGGAGCATACTGAATAGCGCCAAGACCAAGGACATAGGTGGTGTAGGTCGCTGCCTTAGCACCTTCACCGCTCGTGGCGGCAGTAGTGGGACAACCATCGTCCACGATAACGGTCATACCGTTCACGGTGCCGATACGCAGGGGGCGTTCCACATTGTTAGCGTCCGTATATTTCAGGAAGTCCAGCAGTTTCAGGCCAGCCATGTTCGTAGCGACCTTGCTGTGCATAAACACAAGCTGGAAAGCGTCCTGATTGTCACCCACGGCCTTCTGGATAGCGTCACCAATGGTGGTCGCACCCATCTTGTTTGCGTCACCAACGGTAGTGGAAGCGGAAGACAGGTCGGTGGTGTGGTTTGCCCAACCGGCAAAGTCACCGCTGCCGGTCACGCCGAAAACCGCATTGAGGATTTTCAGCATGATGGACTGGCGCTGCTTCTGCCAATACTTAGACACCTGAGACACGATCTGCTGCATGGGGTCGGCACCGCTGTTGTAGTCAACGATGAAGTCCTTCTCCTTCCAACCGTGCGCACGACCGAACACGATACCGTTCTGAGCGCCGCCAGCGGGGTCGGTCAGGGTAATGTCGGTTGCGCCATCGTAGTTCTCAGGAGTGCCGCCGATGACCTTGTAGAAGGGCAGAGTGTAGAAATCAGAGCCGTTAGCGATCAGTCGTGCCAGCTCTGCGTTCGGGGCGACAGCGCCGCTCTCGAACATGGCGGTCAGAGTAGGGTCTTTTGCGTTTGCCCAGTTGTAGTTAAACAGCTCAGGGTCAAACGGAAAACCGAGATAGGTAGCCATAGTGTTTTACCTCCATAATTACTTCAAAATTGTCTGCCAGTCAGGGTGTTCCTTGATGAACTCCAACTGGGCTTTGGTGTCGAGTTTCAGAAAATCAGCCTTGGTCATCTCGCCGCCCTTACCACCGGCAGGGGGCTTGGGGGTATCTTTCAGAACCTTGGCTTTCACATCTTTCTCATACTGTTCCAGAAATTTCTTCTGTGCGGCAAAGACCTTATCCATCTCACCATTTGCCATAGCGGCAGCGGCTTCGGTCGCCAGCAACTCAGGATAACCCTGTGCGGCGAAACTGGCCTTATAACTGGAAACGGTCTTCTCCTTTTCCAATCCCGCCAGTTTGTTCTTCATTTCCTCGAACATCTGCTCGTTTTCCAGCTTCTTGCGCTCGTCCTCGGAAAGCAGCTCGTTATGCTTCTTCTTCCAAGACGCAAGTTCGGAAGCGGTCTTGTCAAAGACCTCTTTCTTCACATAACCGGTGTAGTCAGGGTCGGGAAACTCGTAGTTTGCGAGGGCTTCCGCTTTCTGCTCAGGGGTCATCTCTGCAAACCCCTCAATGGTGGAAACATCAATCTTTGCCATACAATCGTTCCTTTCTGCGCTTTTTAGAGTGCTTCTCCGCACTATACCTTTGTGTTTACGGTTCTCTCCGTTTTGCGATTTAAGGCTTCTCTGCCTATTCAACGCCTTGCGGCGGTCAAATCATTGTCTTCGCCTTTCTCATATCTCCGAAAAGACCGAGCTTTCACGGACTGTCCGAAAACTCCGAGGGCATTGGAAGGAAAAATAAAAGGGCTACTAATACCTTTTCGGTATCAGTAGCCCGTAGTGGCTGTCCCTATCGCCTATGCGATAGGCTGTTCGTATTTCTTTTTGCTGCTGACCGCCCACACGACCACTTTCTCATGTCGCTCTGCGATCTCAACGGTCTTTCCCGCAGTCAAGATTTCCTCAATCTTTCTGACCACTTCCGGGGTCAGGCTGATTTCCCTCTCCATCAGGATTAACCTCCTTCTGTTTGGCGGCAAGTTCAGCGGCCTTTTTCTCCTGTTCCTCGGCGTAGTCCATACTCATACGGTAGGCAAGCTGCGGGTCGGAGAACATACCGCAATGGGTAAAGGCCAGAACCGGAGCAATTTTGGAATTACTGAGCATAGTGGTCAGCACGGTCGCTTTCTGAGCGATATTCTCATAATTGCGGCGAGTGAAGCGAACCTCCACATTGGACAGCTTCAATTCCAGATCACTTAGATCGGAACAGATACGCAGAACCAACTTCAAGAACTCCTTCTCGGAGAGCTTGAACATCAGCTCGGAGTCCTTTGCTCTGGCTTCCGCTGCCGACCAACCGTCACGCATGATGACCGCAGAACCCGTGTCGCTGGTGGAAGTACCCCCGTTACGGTTTGGCATACCGCAGATCGTCAGCACCGTGTTATAGAGGTGATCGACCAGCGTTTGTGTCTGGCTTTGGTTCAATTCGGAGGTCAGATACTTGATCTCCGCTTTATACTGCGGGTCGATGTCCTTGAACTTGAGCGCACCCTCATCTCGCAGCTTGGAAAAATCATCGCTGGAAATGTCCACATTGTGAAACAGCATGAGCGCCTGAACGAACTGTTCTACACCGTCAAGACGGTTGCTGTCCACAGTATTGATAGCGTCCAACAGGGGAAGGACGATCTCGAAAGCACCCAACCGGGCGTTGTTCGCCGGGTATTCGATAATAGGAATACCGAGCGACTGGGCTTCTTCCCGGACGATCATACTTTGGTTTTCAACCTCGAAATAGCGGTCTTTCGTATAAATGCTGTAAATCACCGCACCGTCCGACCGCTGAATGTACTTCACACCCATTACGGGCGGTTCACCGATGGAATTGGCATACACCACGAAAGCAAACCGAGGGTCGAGGGTGTAAATCTCGAAGGGAGCTTCATCGCTTTCCTTCTCAAACACGCTGTCAGGAAGCACCATGCGGTATGCCGTGCCGCAGATGTGGAACCAATCCGCCAGTTCTTTATCCTTTGCCGCCTTATCCTCGGAAAGACAGTAGCCGTTCAGAGTGGTAATCTTATCGGCAACCATCTTATCATCGCTTCGGCTGACATACTGAATGGGTTCGCCCATCAGATAGCCGACTTTGAAGGATACGATCTCATTGGCACGGTTCTCGACCACATTGTTTTGAATCTCAGGGCGAACTTCCTTTTTACGGTTCAAAATCGGCTGTCTGCCTTTGTAGTAGGCATAGAGATATTCCATATCTGCTTTGTTCGACCAATGCGTAATAAGTGCCTTTCTCAGCACGTCCAGCACATTGTCTCGTGTAATTTCCATCACATCGGTAAAGATTTTCTTACGACCGAAACAGCCCAAGACAGAATACCTCCCCTCTACCTATTTTCTCTCTTATCATTGTATCAAACTCTCCAATGCTTGTCAATAGTAAACTCTTAATTATACCATTCGCCACAGTGAAAGTAAAGAACTCAAATAGGCCGTTTGAAGACCTCCACCTTACCCCCGGACAGCATACGGATTTCGTTCTCCAACAGGGAGAGGGAGTCGGGAGCGTCATCGTGCGGAACCTTGCCGGAGCGGGTGTAGGTAGTCACTTCCTTCATGAAGTTCCAATACTGACTGCCCCGCTTGTAGGTGGAGGGGTGCTTGAAGTAGAAGTTCTTCTTGATGTTGTCGGAAGCGAACTCAATACGGGTCTGCTTGTTGGAGATCGTGCGCTTCGTGCGGATACCCACGGAGTACCCTCGATCTCGAATGATCTGGTCAACATCTCTGGCATAATACTGACCGGCGTTGTTGGACTCAAAGACAGCAGAAGCGACTTTATTCTCAATCAGGCACTTGGCACATTCCGGCTTTGTCACCTCAGCGGGGGAGTCATCAAAGACCACATCAACGATATACACATCGCTGCCGTATATCATCGCCACCGGCATAGAGGTCGAGTCCGAGCCGCTTTCCGCCGTGTCGCCAACGGCGATGATGGTGTCCGGGTCACGGTCTTTCGGCAGCTCGAAGAAGTAGTTCAGCTCGTCCTTATTGAACAGCAGACCCTTCGCTTCAAAGGGCTGTTGCTGGAACTCGCTCTCAAACTGCTCCGCACTTAGAAGCTCCCGCTGCTCCCGGAAATAGGCGGTGGTAAAGACCTTCTTGCCCTCCCGCTCATACTCATAATTGCTCTCGTCCGTCACGAGATCAAGGGCGGGTATCTCAATCGCTCTCCAAGCCCAGCCCTCCCGCTGTGCGTGTTCCTGCACACGACCGATGGGGTCATACAGGGAATAGCGAGTGCCGGTAAAGACCATCGGCGTACCTTCAATGGCACGACCCATAATATCGCCGGAGATCACTTCCCACTTGTCATCAAGCCGCTGGCGGTTCTTCGCTTCCTCACGACCTTCCACACAGTCATCAAGGTAGAGGACATTGGTGGCTTCGGACAAACCCACCTGTCGAGCGTCAATGGAGCGGCACATGATGGTGGGGAAACGGGACTTGCTTTTCAGGTTCACCGTCTTCGTATCGGCGTTGGTCTGTACCAGCCGTGCGTCCGGGAATACATCGTAAAACAGGTATTCGTTGGGAACCGTCAGGTATTCCAGACAGCCATTGTAGAAGCTCTTTACAAGATCATCGCCTGTCCCTTCCATCAGGGCCGAGCGGTCAGGAAACTTGCCGGAGATCATATTCACAAAATTGATACCCGTTTGAGACTTTCCCGCTCGTTTCGGCATGGAGATCGTCAAAAGGCGTAGCTTCCCGTCCAGAACATCTTGAAACCCCTGCACCATCGGTCTGAGATAGTGCTTCCGGGGAGCATAGAACCGCTTTTCCGGCTTGCGGTCGAGTTCAATGTAGGTCATGAAAGAGTCAAAATCATGGGGTGCTTCAAAGAGAAGACACCGCCGCCACTGTTCATAGAACTTCACCCCGCCGCCACGGACTACCTGATCTGCGGAGAGTGCCAGCAGCTCCTTGTTCACCTTATGCGCCGCCGAGAAATCCTCTGTTTCCCACTCCCGGCATAGAGAAAAGAGGTCGCTGTACGCCCCGTCATCTCCCGGTCGGCGGTCGATCACGGCTCGGATAGAGCCGGAGAGTTTTTCATAATTCATGTGCATTTCCTTTCCAACAAAAAACGAGCTACCCGTGTATTTCTACACAGATAGCCCGTCATGGCTGTCACTCCTGCCCTTGCAGAAGCCGATTATAGAATTTTCGGTATCACAAACGCCAGAACCAGCAAAATAGAACTGATTATCAGGAAATACCCGATTACATTGAGAAAAAACCTCATGATGTCAGCCCTCATACTCCGAAATCGTCTTATTGTCCCAATCCAGAACCCCTAAATAGCCGCCCTCGGTGTCAGAATACAGCTCAACCGCCTTTTTCGTGTTCACTGTCTTCCATTTCACTTTGCCACGCCAGTTGAAATAGGCTTGGGTCTTGGTATCAGGGATACCCGCCAGCTCTACATAGATGATCTGACGATTTTCCAGCGTCACATTGAGCTGTAAATCCTCGCTGTCATAGATTTTACCACAAATCACGGTCATCGGGTCATTATCTACGATAGAAACATCGTGAAAATCAGTCACGCCAATGGTATCGAACAGTTCCCGATAGCTTGCGATCTCGTCATCGGTGAACCCGGCTTCGGAAAGAGCCGTATCCCACGCAACAGGTTCAGCCGAGTCCTTCTTGGAACACCCGACCAGAAAGAAAAATGTGATAACCGCCAGCCCTATCAGCCACGCCACTTTTTTCATTTCACCCAACCTTTCTTACCCCTCATTTACTTTCATAAAGATATTTATAGGCTTTATTCTTTTGCTCGGAAGTATAGAACGAAACAAAGAAAAGTTGCTCTCCGGTTACATCGGATATTCCATAATTTCCAACATAGAATATGTCATCACCGTAACCGGCCTGTTTGAGCATATCTATGTCTTCGCTGCGAAGTCCATATAAATCTTTCATATTTAACGCTCCGTCTTCAAAATCGGCTCATGAACACCCTTGACCCAATTCATGTCGCCGTATTTATACATACCCTCGTACAGAGGGCGGTTGCCGAGAATACTCTTGATGGTGGACACCTGAAACCGCTTGCCGGAACGGGTCTGGTATCCCGCCTTTTCCAGCAGCTCCGTGATACCCAGCATGGAAACGCCGTCCTCATGCTTCTCGAAGATGAACTTCACGATAGGGGCTTCCTGCTCGTCAATGGTGAGAACACCATCAACTACCTTGTAACCGTAGGGACGGCGACCGCCGCTATACCCACCGCAGGAAGCCTTGATGGAACGACCCTTGCCGGTTCGCAGAGCGATGTTTTTTCTCTCCTGCTCTGCCACGAATTGAAGCAGCGCACGGTAGATGTTGGCAAACTCACTGCCCTCTGTGAAGCTCTCCTGCGTACTCAGAAGTTTGATGTTCTTCTTTTCCAGCACATACAGGTAATAAAAGTACAGCTTGGTATCACGAGCCACACGGTCATTCTTGAATACGATCACCGCTTCATAAGGGGGATTGCTTACATCGTCCCCATAAAGGATTTCGTTCAGACCGGGACGGTCATCTTTCGCACCACTGATTTCATCGACCTTCCAGTCAACGATGTTATAGCCGTTGTCGTTGGCGTAGAGAAGAATGGCCTGCTTCTGAACCTCGATACCGTATTTGTCATCATCGGCCTGTCGCTCGGTGGAGACTCGGATATAGCCGATTGCGTTTTTGAATGTCATCATAAGATCACCTCTTGCATATAAGATAGCATAGGTAAATGTAATTGTCAATAGGTAAGTGTAAATAAGCCTTTTTATTTTTTGCGGGTATTTTTCAGCTCACCCCGCCCTCGCTGCCGCTGGCATATCCCCCGCCCCCGTCACCCATTCACGCCGCCCAGATCAGGCCGAAAAAAGCGCAAAAAATAACCGCCCCGGAATAGCACCGGGGCGGCGTTCATTTATTCAATTTCAATATTTCAATCAGGATTTGCACCGGCAGCAAAAGCAACAAAAGAAATAAATACACGCTTTCACCGCCCTATTAAAATACCGTATCAACAACAGTTAGAATTGTTACCCACAGATCAATATATTGTGTGCTATACCCGGAATAATCGCCCCTGTCAAATTCTGTTTTGCCCGTGATAACATAACCAACTTGTTTTGCGCCGTTGTCAGTATCAACGAACATTTCCGACTTGTTTTTAATGGCATTTTTAGAAATGCTGATATAATGCTTTTCTTTCACCCGTTCCCGGTAAATTTCAAGCGCATTTTCCACGCTATCCGCATTTATACGCATATCCGAAACAATACCGCCGTCAATGTACCATTTTTTATTGTTGTATTCTTTCATTGTTGCCGTTGTTTTGAAAATGTAATTCATAATTAAACCCCCATTCTAATGCATTCATCAAGCGGGATTTTATACCCATGCACCCGGAAAAATGCGCTATCTTTACCATTTGCGGGGTAGTAGATTTTACAGCGGTGGAACGCTTTACCGCCGCCCCATGCACCGGAAACACAATAAACATAATCGTTAATGCCGTATTCAATGCCCTTGATTTCAAGGCCATTCAAGCCGCTATAATAGGCGATACTTTCCCGGCTTTCGCAATATTCCCGTTTATTCATGATTGCAAACCCCCTTTATAAAATCCCTTGCAAGGCTTTTCAGGCTTTCCCGCTGCTGTTCATAGGAAAGGCTATAATCATAGCGGATTTTTTCGGCCTGTTCTTCCACGGCTTTCACCTGTTCACAAGTGGGGCGGATATTTCCGAAAGGGGCATACCCGGTTACAATGGCAACCCCGCCGCCCATATCGTAAATATCAGCCGCCCACCCTTCCCGGCGTTGTGTATAGGCAACCGGGCTTTCATAATTCAAAAGATACTGTAAACTACAATAGGAAACGCAAATAATTGTGGAATAACCGGCCTTTACTGCCTTTTGCGTTGTCTTGAATTTCATGTGATACACCCCTTTCAACAATTCACGCTGTTAGCTGCACGGCGTTTATGCATGGCTTTCAAACTTTCGGCGGGGGGGTCATATCCGCCGCTTTCGGCTTTTCCATTTCTACCGGCTGCATATCCCACCACGATTTCCCGCCGCCGTTCATATCATAGAACGAAAGAAAACTATTCACATGGCGCATTGTAGTAGCAGAATAACCGCCCCACATACGAACGAACCGCCCCGCCGCCGTGATACGGCAAACAAAAGTATTATAAGACTGTAAAACTTTTTCGCCGTTTTCTGTTTCAATGATTTTTGCCTTTCCGTAAAAACTTTTTGCCCGGTCATACCCGCAAACGGGTAAATCAAAAATCTTTTTCATATAACAATCAGCCTTTCATAATATATTCCGTTCCGTTTTCTCATTTTCGGCCTTGATACGCTGAAAGCCTATTTCACCGGCCTACATGGGGAAATGTACGGGGATTTAATTTTCAAGGTGCATTTGCATTTACTGCCTTTCGGTAAATACAAGATAGCACATTTGCATTTACCTGTCAAGCGTAAATATAAAAAATAATCAAGATTTTTTGCAAATAGGGCAGCTATACAATATAAAGGGATGAAAAATATTCCCGCTTTCAGATCAGGCCAAAACCCCGGCAGCGCCCACGCCGCCCCGGTAAAACCCGCCGCCGATCAGTCGGGAAAGAAAAAGCCGCCGACCCCGGAGCGGGAGATCGGCAGCTCTATCATAGTCGCAGACCCTCGCCAGAAAGTCGTAAAGTCGTTCGGGCGAAAGTCGTAAAGTCGCTCGGCATAGTCGTAAGCCATAGTCGCAAAAGTCGTGAAAGTCGCTCAGTCTTCCGGGTCATAGTCGCTGGACGCACCCATCACATCTTCGAGATACTTCTTCTCCAAGTCCTCGGCAGGAACCTGCTCTCCGAGCTGCTGGTTGGGTGTCAACACAACCTCCTGCTTGTCCGCATAGCCCATGTTGTTCTTCATCAGGAAGATACCGGCGACCGGATTGATCTTTCCGTTCTGCATATAACTTTCCATCTGAGCGTTCAAAAGTTGATACGCCTTTTTAATTAAGTTACGGCTTTCGGCGGGTAGCGTCTTACTATCCACCCCATTTGCCCATGCCCATATCGTCTTTCTGTCCACTCCAAAAGCCAATGCCATACCGGCAACAGAGGGCTTCATATCGTCCTGAGCGCATAGAGCAAAGTACATTCCCATACGCTCTTTGACCTGTTCAGGTTCTCTCACATTCACATCAGGCCAATCCAACATGACCATCGAATGTTCCAGATATTTTCTATTGTCACCCGGTTCCGTATGGACGCTCATGGCTTCCTTACGATCAGGCCGGGTGCGTTTCTTTACAATTTCATCTGCCATAGTCGTTTTCTCCTTTCAAAGTCGCCAAGGTGATAAAGGTGAGTAATTGGGTGCATTTCCCTATAACTATTTCTATATACGCGCGTATAAGAGAGAGTTATAGGCATTTATGCCTGATTACTCACCTAACTCACCTAAAATACGAAAAACAATTTTTCAAAACACGCCAATTTGAAAAAAGTCTTTGCAAAAACACTCACCTTTATCACCTTTGTCACCTAACTACCAGTCGGCGTTGATGACCACTTTATTTCCGTGGGCGAGTGCTTCCGTCACAATCCACTCCACGTCGTCCCAGTTGTAGACCTCTTTTTTCACGGCATAGTCGGCGAGTTGCTTTGCCTGCTCGTTGTCAAGAACCATGTCCTTGCCGTACCAGTCGTTCTCCTTGGTTCGCTTCTCATAAGGAACATAGTAGCCGAGCTTTTCCAGAAAGTCGTACCAAAGACTACCGCTGCTGTCGGTGCTGGCAACATCTACCGTGGTGATGACCTCGCCACAATGAGGGCAACGGACATCTTTGCGTGCCATGATTGTAATATCAAGACCCATTTTCCAACACCTCCTGAGCCATCTTCACCAACTCGACCAAATCATAGAACCACCGAGCGTCCAAGCCGGTCTGTTGCTTCACCTTATTCAAGTGATAGAGAACGGTATTTCTGTGTACGAAAATAGCACGGGCAACATTAGTGACATTCATGTTGTGGTTTGCCATCGCTACAACAATGTGAGCGTCTTCCTTATTCATGGTCGATCTCCTTTCGCAGCTCGTCATAGAGTTCCGAAAAGCGGCGGTTCCAGTGGCGCAGTCGCCAGAGGAATAGACAGCCTACAACAATCCATTCAACGGCGGCGATAGTTGTCAGAATGTCACTCATGTCCTATGCTCCTTTCTTGCAAAGCGGTTGAGCAACACGCTCACGGTAAGCTGACCAATTCTGTTCACATAGGGACAGTTGAAGCGGTCAGGGTGGGGAACGCTGTTGCCGAGGTCGATGACCAGATCGCGGGTGTTGTAGGAAATGTCCTTCGTGATAGTCGGCGTGGCGTAAATCACCACATCACGGTTCATTGTGGCCTGCAAGAGACTCTTGGTTTTGGAGTGCGCCACCGTCACAGTTGCATTACCGAGGGTGAGGTATTTTGCCAAGTTCTGAACAGCGTGACCCCGGCCTACAATAGTAATGTCCTTAGCGTGAACCAAGTCCAACGCAAGCAGGAGCGCCAAAGTTGCCTGAGACACCGATGACATTCCCTGTGAGTAGGAGTGGTCAATGTCAACCTCGGCTGCGAGCTTAATGTCAGACGGGACGGTTTCTCTGTCCACCACCACGGCCTTGTACGGAGGACAGGGGTATTGAGTGAGGTCACAGTCAATACCCAACAGGTCAGCCTTGCGCTTGACCGCTTTTAGAAATACGCTCTCGTAGGAACCCAGCAATAGCAGTCTGCCGGTAGGGTGAAAGCGGGTGGTTTCCTCGTCCAAGGTGGCAGAAAGCGTTTTGATTTGCTCCATTACATCATTCATAGTGCTTCTCCTTTCTTTCAAAGTCATGGAGGGCGATCATCTTCTCACGGGTGAGTTTGTCAACCACTCGACCGATCTCTGAATACCCGCAGACCGCCGCCAGCCGTTCAAGGTTTCCCTTGGTCTGCGCCGTGACTACGATGGAAATACGGCGGAGGTTCTTTTTCTCAGTTTTCATCGCTTTCCTCCTTGTTGCCGTGAATGGAAGCAGAGATGAACGACTGCAACAGCACAAAGGCTTCTTCTTTGGTCGCACCAGCATTGAGTAAAGCCCTGTAAAAATTCAGAGACATTTCAGCCAAAGCACCAATGGCGTTCAGCAACTCTCTCACAGCGTCATTATTCATCGTTGTTCACCTCTGTAAATGCTCTTGCGAGATCGTCAATGTACTGGTGCATAAGCCTGTCAGCTACGCTGTACTCGTCCTGACACCAGAATGAGAATTTCAGGTGTAGCAGCTCATGTACCAGCGTCTTTTCAAAATCAAACGGCACAATGCGGTCGCCGTAGCAGGCGGGATTGATAATCTCAATACGGGCGGTCTTGATGGACTCCGACCAATCCGTACACCCAGTTGCATTACTGACAGACATTTCTTCGGGGCGAAGGTGAGTGACGAGCTTTATGCGCCACTCCTGCAAACATAGCTTCTTCTGCCACTTTTCCAGTAGGCGTTGTTCCTCAGTCGTTGCGATCATACAATCTCTCCTTTCTGAACTGCTCAATGCCTTGGTCGATCAGGCCATTCAATTCAGCTTCCGCCATGAACGCAGCGAACACCTTACCGCACTTCACGCAGTAGTTAATGAAGTGATACCCATTTGTGTCATGAATGGTTTGAAGGTTCTTATCGTACAGGCGGTGTCCGCCAGTCAGGAAACACTTAATCCTTTTCCACTTCATCACGGACGCTCCTTTGTAATGCGGATTTTTCTCAGCCGCTTACCACAACGCTTGCAGACTTCATAATTGCTTTGCCAACGGTGAGAACCATTCCGACACCTGACCTGAATGTGAACATACGGGTCTGCTGTGTGGATACCGAAACGGCAGAGGATAGAATTACATGACCGGTTCATTAAGACGCTCCTTTCAGTCTGAGGTTCTTGTAGACGGGGTAGCCCTGATACACAACCTTGCCGCCGTGCCACTCAGGGTGAGTCTCCATGTCAGCGTTAAACCGCTTGGCGGAACAGGCAAAGTACCCGTTGGACTTGCACCAAATCTTGTAAGCGTCAAAAAGGGACTTCGAGCGGGTGTTGACCCCCTCAGCCTGTTCACAGCGTTCTTCGAGGAACTGCAAGCACAGATCGTTGTCACGCTCGTACTGATTGACCACCTTCCGCATGGCGGGGGACATTTTCAGACCGAACCGCTTGTACTTGAAGTATCCGGCGACCAGCCAAGCGAAAATGCCCTGCATAGCTTCCTGTGTCTGGAACTCATTTTTCAGGTTCTTGTCCTGCTCCGCTTCGGTGAAGTGGCGGTTAAACTCAATGACCCGTACACGGTCGGAAGCGAACAGGGACTTATCGCTGACGGTGGGAAGATCGTTACAGGAAAGCCAAAGGGTGAACTGCGGCAGGAAGGTCGTGGCAGTCTCATAGAGGTTCCGAGCCTTGATTTCCTCGCCGCCTGTGAGCTGCTTGATCGTTTCTTCGTCCAGCTTGCCATACTGGTTGCTCTCTGCCATTGTGACGAACCGCTTGCCTTTCAGGGAAGCCAGCATGGGGTTTGCTGCTTCGGCGTTCTTCGAGCGCTCCGCCTTGCAGATGATCGACACGGGAGACACGGAAGCATAGTCACCGAGAAGGTGGTGAATTGCCGAGAGCATGGTGGACTTGCCGTTGCGGGTGGTCTTGCCATGGAGAATGAACATACATTCCTCGTTCGCCATACCCAGCATGGAGTACCCCAGCGCCTTTTGAAGATAGTCAGCCTTGTCTTCGTCATTACAAGTGACCTCTGCAACGAACTTCTCCCAGCGGCGACACCGTGCGTCCTGCAAGGTGTAGTTGAAGTTGGTCTGCATGGTCAGGAAGTCTTTCCAATCATGCTCCCGGAACTCCATCTTTTCGAGGTCGAAAGTTCCGTTCTTGCAGTTGATAAGGTAGGGGTTTGCGTCAAACTCTGCCGAAGCGATAGGAAGCACACTGGCAGCGTCCTTCATCAGCCGGTCACGGAAGCGCCGGTCGCCCATCTTTACGATGAACTTCATGTACTCGGTGCGGCGTTCTTCATTGGTGATCTCACCGCAATAGAGAGCCATCAGGCGGCAGAACTCTTTGATCTTTTCCGCTACCAGCAGAGAACCCGTGTCCTTGCGCCATGCCCCCTCGGAGTAGGTGAACCAGCTTTTCGCTTCGGGGCAGTAGCGGGTATCATTCTTGTAGCACTCGAAGAACAACTCCGCCATGCCGGACTCGTCCCACGAATACCCCGTGCCGCTGATCGGGTGGCTATGCTCCGGCTGTGCTTCTTTAATCTGAAACATCACTCTGGACTGAGCTTCGTCCATGATGTAGCGACCATTGGAGAGCTGGAAAAGAGCCTGTTCTTCGGGAGCTGTCATAACTTCATCACTCATGGATTTCACCCCTCTTGTCTTTTCTGTTTGGGTTAAAGTTGGAAAGTGCGCTTTTACAAGCTCGGACACCCATCTTATAACCGTCTTGTTCACTACCGCTTATACGCTTGCGATATATCCGCTCTTTATCAAGTAGGGCAGATAACGCCATCTGCAAACTGTCATATTCGAGTTTTGTCATTATTTATACCTCCCCCCCCCTCCCATAGAAGAAAGCGTTCTTCAAAGCGGTGTCCACATGACGCATGATCTCAGGCGGCAGAGTGCAGATGTACTCCCAGTCATCGGATATATCTACGACACGCACCTGTTCACATTCAACCATGCTCGGCTGTAAAGAACCCCAAGTGACCGCCACATGGGTCGGCATTTCCAGTCGCTTGATTTTAGTGGTCAGGGGAACGACAATGCTGGTGGAAGAAAACTGATTGCCGACATTGTTTTGCACAACCACCCACGGACGCTTACCGGCCTGAATATGACTGTTGGCAAGCATGGGAACATCAATGACAACAACATCGCCACGCTGATAAGGTTTCATAATTACCTCCTGTATCTGGTCACGCTGTTAACAATCAACTCGACCTCGGACTGAGGGAGCGGCGGCTTGCAAGCCTGTTGATTGGCGTATAACAGCTCTTTGTAAATCTCTGCTTTGGTGTATCCTTGGTTATGGAGCTGACCCGCCAGAGAAGTCAGGCTGAGGTTCCGGCTTCCCGGTGTGATAGGCGGGTATTCAGGCTTCAAATGCAGCTTGCCGTTTTCAGGGCGGCGATAGATGGGAGAATAGATACGCTGAGGGGCGACCGTACCTGAGCTACTTTCCTTTGGCGTGTCGGGAAAATACTTCTCGATTACATAGTCAATCGCTGACTGGTTTTCAATAATCTCGGAGAAGATCAAAACCTCGCCGGTCATGATGAAGTACCGATTGCTCTTGTAAATCTCCACGGCGGCACGGTTGTTCTTGCCCTTGAAGGGCAGCTCACCACGAACGAGAATATGAACCCCTCTCCCGCTTCTGGACTTTTCCGTGTAGGACTGACAATGACCGATAATGTCAGCCGCCAGCGGGTTTAGAAGCCCATCAGTAAAGCCATCGTCAATGTCGATACCTACAACCCCTGTATCGTGAAACACATAGCCAAGACCGTCATAGTAGCCGTGCTGGACATTGTGTTCAGCGTCAATGTAATTCGACCATGTATCAGGATTAGAGGAAGAAGCCGCCTTTCTCACGGTGGCCTGCATGGGAACCTTTGACTCGTCCCACACATTGACCCATGCCTTTTCCCCTCGAAGTTCGGCGGGTATATTCAAATAGCTCATAGGCTTACCTCAGCTTTCATACGGACTCGGTAAAGACCAATCCCATCTATCACCGCCACGGTAGGCGTTGCGGAAGTGATTTCTCTTGCCATCGCCAGAGAACCACAAGTAATCCGCAGGGAGGACACGACCGACCTCAACCTGACCTTCTCTCTCTGCGTACCAGCGGGTCAGTACATCTATACAGAGAGTAATCAAACCATCATCGACCGGGTTTTCCTCGTTGTACCCTACAAATTGTTTGGGTGTAGTCACGACCGTTATAATGTCGCCGTAGCCGTGATCGACACGGTTGAGCGCACACCACACACAAGCAGCTTTCTCAGCGTCAGAGCTGACCCCTCTGGCTTCTCCCCATAGCATTTTCGCCAGTACAATCACTTCCTCGTCTGTCCACGGCTGAGGTGCCACCTCCGGCTCTGGCTCCGGGGTGACTACCTCTACCACCTCGACAACGGGAGAAGGTTCTTCAACCTCAACCGTGGGTAATTTCAGACAGAGGACAGCGATAACGGTGACGAGCCACAGGAAGATTGAAAATCTCAGCCCTCGCAAGGGGTCTTAGACTTGCTGGACTTGGGCTTTGTCGAGGTTCCAGCAAAATAGAACTTGCCATCTACGCAGATGGGGAAATCGGGAAAGAGATTGCTGGCGGTCTGTGTTCCACGGGAACAAATCTGCTCTGCCGCCGCCAGCGACATTTCATCTTTCACGAAGTCCTTTCCAGCAGCCATGATATACGGCACTTTACCGTCAATGCTTTTCAGTTTCATCGGGTTCTTTCCTTTCTTTGTTCCATGCTTCAACATCAACGCCGATACGCTTCAACATTTCTTTGCAGAGCCATGTGTAATCGTCCGGCATTTGATAATACTGGATAAGGCGGTCATGCTCGGCGGAGAAAGCGTCATAGAATTTCCGCAGGCGCTTCTTGCCGAAACCAAGGTGAACATGGAGGGTGTAAAGCACCATAGCGTCAATGTCATCGGCGTAGCGCCTGTCGGCTTCCACAATCTGACGATTGATTTCCATGTCCATCGCTTTCTTCTCGGCGGCAGTTAAGACCGCACCGAACACCTTGCCGCCAGCTTTCTTAATCCTCATACCTCAATGTCCTCGAAGAAGACGGGATAGGTCTGTTTCAGCAGGGTCAGGAGCATATTGGCAACGACCCGCATATCGGGGTGAGCCGCTACGGGACAACGCATACGGCAGAAATGCCGCCATTCTCTGAGATCAGCGGTCATGACCACCTCGGTTTTCAAACTGTTCGGAAGGACAGATCGAGCTTCCTGCGGGGTGCAACCCTCGTTCAGCAGATCGAAATAGGCGACCTCAGCGTGTTCACACGACCGCTTCCAGATGTGGTAGGTCGAGTCGGTCTTGGCGAAGGTCGAGGGACGAATAACGGTGATCTCGCCGCCGAAGCCCTCCTTGCCGTAATTGCAGTACCGAGTAGACTCCTGACAGAACGCCGCCAGACGATGACGGACGATCTCGTGGCTCACGCCCCGATCGCAGATGAAGCGAACGGTAAGAGAGCCATGCTCAATGACAGCTTCGTGATCCCGCTTGATAATGCCCCGGACGAACTTCTCTGCGCTCCCGTCCGTGATTTTGTCTTCGGACTTATAGCAAGTGCGCCCTGCGGCTTCGATGGTGGTCAGAAGGGTCTTATAATCGGGAGCGTTGATAAGCTCCACAGAAGGTTCAATGATTTTCATTTTCAGACTCCCTTTCATACCAAGGTTTGAAGTTGACAATCTGTTCGTAGAGGTTGTTTGCTCTGCCATCGAAACAGATTGCACGGTCATCGACATGAACAATGGAGGGAACTTTTCTCGCTTGAATTTGCACCATAGGGAACCCGTAGTGTTTCAGCCATTCAGCAATCGCCGTTTGTCCCTCAAAGGACTCCGCACGAGAAGAACAGATGACCACACATAAACCATCGCTTATGAGTCGTTCAATGACCTCTTTAATCCCTTCTACGGGAGGGTCAGGGATAACGGCAGCACCCTTCCACCCGCTTCGGTAGGAATGAATTACGCCATTGAAATCGAAAGAAACTGTTGGAATATACATACTTCACACCCCCGCAACATGGCTTGCCAGCATATCGGCTTGGTGTGTCCACAGCACATTCGGGTAGTTGCGAACAGCACGGGTGTAGTCATTCCACTCTGACTTGTCGGTGAAAGCGCCCATGTGATAGCGGATACACATGATTTCTTCATCAGTCAGTGTGTAGAACTGAGAGAGAAGCATGACGGACTTATCGCCGTGACCTTTCAGAAGGGTGTCAGGGTTGTACTCCCATGCCCGTTCGTCATAGATTGGTGTACGCCCACCATTAAATTCTTCAAAGTGACCTGCTACCGGGTGACGGTACTGGTCGATCTTGCACAGATCATGGAACATACCCACGATGTAGGGAGAACGGGACTTACGCCAGATCAGGTGATTGTCCTGAGTGAGCGTCAGGAGGTACTTCGTGACCATGTAGGAGTGTTCCAGAAGACCACCCTCGTAATTGCCGTGGTACTTGGTGGAAGCAGGGGCAGTAAAGAAGCCGTAGGCCATCAGGTACTCCATCATGTCATCAGAAACAACAGAGGTTCCGTCAGGCAGCTTCATGAAGTTCAGAAAATCGGTCACTTCGGACTTGGAAAAGCAGTCAGGCATGATAACCCTCCCCGAAATATTTCTCACACTCGCTCACAGGGCAATCGCACATATTGAGAGGGTGGCTATCGTCCCACTCCCCAAGTTCTACTTCTTTCACCTCGACATGGTGTGAAAAGATGTCCAGAGCTTTAGTTGTAACTTCTTCGAGAGCGGTCTTTACATCTTGCTTGCTACAATCACCAGCGGGGTCAACGAAATAACCTGTGAATTTGAAAATCTTAGCCATTTTCGTACTCCTTTCTATGGATACTCTTTTCGCTGTCGAACCCGTCAGGATAACGAGCCAGCAGCTTATCGACATTGTGCTGTGCCACATATTCGAGGGTCACACCCAAGCCGGTCGCCAACTGTGCGACATACCAGAGAACATCGCCCAGCTCGTCAACCATCTTCATCGGGTCGAAGGCATGACCCTGAAACTCGGTCTTTTTCAGAATGTCAATGCACTCTCCGGCTTCGCCGTTCAAACCGTAACAGCCGTTGCGAACCTTATCCCATGAAGTCAGGTCGCCGGAAGTGCGCTCGGCGGCTTTCTGATAATCATTCAGCGTCATCGGCAACCTCCATTTCCACCACCGTCATAATGGCGTAGTTGGCGAGGTCAATCAGGGTATCCCGGATAGACTCGTCATTGACCTTCTGCTCACCGCCACGGGAGAGAGTCTTGAAGCGGCTGAACTTATCTCCCAACCGGATACGAGCCATCGCCATTCCTTCTTCAACGAAGGTCTGGTGGAAGCTGTCACCGTAGTCATGGTTCTTGCGCTCGTAGAGATCGTTGATCTCCTTGCAGATTTCAGCATGACGCTGAACCTTAGAGAGCGGACAATAATAGGCTTCTGCCATTGTAGCTTATCCTCACTTTCAACACAGTTTTCAACATACCATTGGCGAGGGAGAGCCTTTCAAATTAGCCCTCCCTCGCACTCGGTATCAGCCAAGGAGAGCTGCCAAATCCATCGGGGTCTTAGGAGCGACCTGAGAAGCCGCAGGAGCGGTTTTAGCAGCGGGGGCAGTAACCGTATTGCCAGCGCCAGCCCAGCCCTCAGAGGGGCGCTTATCGGCCAAACGGACGAAGGTAATGCTCTGTCCGGGCTTCTTCTTGTTCTCCTGAACATCATGTTCAATGTCGCACTCGATGAAGTGACCAATCAGGTCGGTGTGGTCGATCTCGGTCAGGTCGAAGTTGCCGAGCGCAGTCTTGGCGAAGTAGCTGAAAGCGTTGTAGGCACCCTCGTTGGGAGAGCCATCGGATTTCAGCAGGGAGAAGCGTTCGATGTGCTTGGAGCCGTTCTGCGTCTGCATATAGATTTCCAGCTTGCCGAAGTCTTCCTTGTACTTCACATCGGTAATCTGAAAGACATGAGTACCTTCGGGAATGAGGGTAAAACCCTCGGTAAGTCCGATTTTAGCCATTGTTTTTGTCCTCCTTCATGGTGTAGAAATTGAGCTGTTCTGTGTACTCGCAGGGGAAGATGATACCAACCAACTGGTCTTCATCATCGGGGTACTTGGCGTACTGCTTGACCAGCAGGGCTTTCGGTACGCTCTTGTCGCTTTCCAGATCGTAAGCGTACAGGATTTCGCAGAAGTCAGACTTCTCGATCAGCGACCAGTCATCGTTAGTGACGGGGAGGGTCATGGTGCTGTCCTGCGTGGCGAAGATACGGACACAATCCTTGATTGCACCGTCCGGCTCAGGCATTACCGCCTTGACCAGCGTGGCGTACTCGGTGCAACCAACCTGAGAAATCAGGCGACCAATCCCGTCAGGCATTTTCTCGTTGCTGTAACCGGTCACGCTGCGGATACCATCGGGAATGAGCATGAGTACGGACGGGGAAGCAAGCCAGCGTTCGTCCATGTACTCGTAGATAGCACCGCCATCAGGGGCGAGGGACTTCACGAACTTGGAAAATTTCATAGGTCAATCCTCCTTAATGATTTTTGGGGAAATGCGGTAGCTGTCCTCGGTGGTCGTGTACTTCGCCAGAATACCGTCCGCTTTCATAGCGTCCTTGTCGATCTTCGTGGTGGAAGTACGGCTGACTTCCCAATTATAGGCAGAGCCAGCGATAGACACCTTCTTGTCGCCGTCACGGAACTGAGCGATTGCGGCTTTCTTAATCATGTCAGTCACAACCTTGTACCGCTTTTCCATGTCCGGGATACCTTCATGAGCCAAAATCCGTTCCATGGTGTCTTTCAGGTCTTCGGCTTCCTTGACCAGCGCCGCCATGTCCGTTTCGGGGGACAGGTTGTTAGTGCGGAGGGCTTTCAGGATTTCAGCGTCCTTGCGCTCGTCAAAGGCGGGGGAAATGCCGCTTTCCACATATTCCTTCCACCATTTCAGGGCAGGCTTCACATACTTCTTCTCGAAGTCAGGATACCGCTCGGACACCTTGAAGGGACGGGTGATGGTGTTCTCACCGCTGCACACGAACTTCTCAGGGTCATCGTAGTCCTTGGGTTCGAGGAAGGAAGCAACCATGATAACCTCGTCTACGCCGAGAAGGTAAGCGTACAATGCCGCCTGCAAAGCGTAATACTCAGGAATGTCGTCCTTCCAGTCCTCGACACGCTTGGAGGTCTTCATTTCGAGGACGGTGGTGGGCTTACCGTCTTTGCCATAGAGCAAGTAGTCCCACATACCGCCGAGAACGGGACTTTCCTTGAAGAAGTCACCGTAGGTCTGGTGGAAGTAGTCTTTGCCCCAAATGTCGGTCGGCGTGACCAGATTGCTCATGAAGTAGGTCTGCTTCATGTACTCGGCCTGCTTAGGTTCGATGGTCTTACCAGCGATGGTGTAGATCGTATCCTCGAACGGCTTCTGATAGGTACGGGTCACTTCACACCAAATCTCGAACGGCGTAGACCACGGGTTCAGACCGAGGATAGTAGCAAAGCGAGTGCCGGTCAGCTTCTTCGGACGCTTGGGAGGGATAATCTGGATTTTGTTGCCGTCAAGCCATTCCATTTTTGTTTACCTCCTTATAATTCACAAATTCGTCAGCGGCACATTCCCGAACGGCAGTATCAGGGTTGTTACCGTAGAGCTTACAGCAATCCGCTTCCAAGTCTGCATTGACGCACTTACGGCAATCAATTTCAATCATACCTTAGCCCTCCTTCGCCGTTTTCATTTCGTAGCCAGCCAGCATATTATTCACGCCCTCGATCAGAGCGTCACACTTGTCGGCTTCGATCTTGGAGAAACCTTCGGTCTTCATGGCGATGGTCTGCACGAACTGTTCCTGCTCTGCGTCAATATCCATGAGCTTTTTCAGCAGGCTTTTCAGCGTACCGACCTGTTCCTCAGTGGCAGCACCAGCAGGAGCGCCGGTCAGTTCCTTCTTGATCTCCTGACGCTGTTCAGTGGTCACAGGGGGCTTCTTGGTGACGGCGGGAGCGGGGGCGGGGGTTGTGTCAAACTCACCGCTGTCGATACTGTCATGCTCCACAATGTCCAAAACGAGCTGCCACAGGTAGCGGCGAATGTAGGTGATGGAGCTGCCGGTCGCCTGCATTTCGTTTGTGACCTGATTACCAGCGTTGGACACGATGGGGGCGATGGGGGTGTACGGTGCAACAAAATCAATGAAGTCCTCACGGTCATTGACATTGTAGACACGAGCGGTCGCCTTGTCGCCGTACATGGACGGAACCATCATCAGACCGATTTCAAGGAAAATCTGCTCGGCCTTGGGAACAATGTCCGCCAGCTCGAAATACTTATATTCGAGCTTCATGTGCTTGCCGCTCTTATCCACGCCAGCTTCGAGGAAGCGCACACGGGCAAGCTGCAACTTCTGGAATACATTCATGGTGGAATAATCCACCGCCGCAGTCTCAGCGGCTTTCTTGGTAGTAGCCATATTTATACCTCCAACATTTCTAATAATTTTTTCTTGATGGAATTAACTCTGCGGGTATTTCGCTTGGGCGGCTTCTCTCCGAGGAAATCTCGGACATAACGCCGTGCCAGCCGGATATACCAGTCACGGTCAACCACATCAATCGTCAGGTGATTGTCGTTGTCCACGACACATTTTGCGGGGAGTCCGGCAATCTTGACGGGATTGCCAGTGCCAAGGTGGATTTTGTAGAGGGTTCCGCACCGATGGTCTTCCGTGGCATATACCCGGTTGACCTTCTGCACGACCTCCATCTGACCGTCTACCTCATGGAGAGCGTCACCATACTTGCTCCCGGCCTTGGCGACCAACTGGAAGTCCAGCAGGCGGTCGCAGCTCATGATGGTATCTTCGACCGGAACGCCGTAGGCCAGATAATCCTTGACCGCCTTGGCGACCACACAAGCGTTGTTATTAATGTTGAACGCTCCTGCCGGGGCAATCCCACGAACGAGAACGCCACCCTTGATTTTGGGGTCGCCCTCGAAGGGAACCTCGACATAATTGTTCACATCTTTCTGACAGATCATCTTGATAAGGTCTTCCTCCAACTCAAAGCCGGTTCTGTCCTGCCACTCCTGCGTGATCTCCTGATACACGGGAACATCGCAGTCATCAAGGCTGACCATGATACCATCGGTGTTGAGCTGAATGATCTTCAAAGTGGGGCAATCCTGAACAAGATGTTCCGCCATTTCAAGCAACTGCAACTGGCCTGAGATACAGACCGAGCGCCCCATGAGCGGGTCATACAGGTCGTTGTAGCGGTTCAGCATAGCGCCGTAGGTGGTGTTCAGCACCAGCTTCAAAGCGTTCGCCGTAGCCTTATCACCAGCCCTCTTTGCCTTAACACGCCGCTCAATGGTGGCGGCATACACATCGGGGGAGGGAATATTTCGGCTACAATAACCGTTCAAGGTCATCTGGTGTGGGTAGTAGCTTGCAACATCTTTGTTGCGGATAGAGCGGGTTTCCGTGGCTTCCTCTCGGTAACACGGGATAGCACCGTGGATACCGCCGTAGGCGATGGTGCAAGGACAGCCGCCTACCATCAGATCGAGTTTTTCCTTGAATACCACTTCATCAGGGATACTCTTATCCTTCAACCGTTCAAAGAAGTCGAACACTTCCTGCGGAATGTACTGACGAAGCAGCTTCGGCGGATACTGGTATTCCCGCTCGTCATAGTGTGGTTTCTGCTCTGCGTCAAGGTAAGCAGCGGTCAGCTTGGCGTTGGTCATGTAAAGGGCTTTTGCTGGATACAGCCCCTTTTCACGACCCAGCGTGAGCTTACTGGACAGGTAGCCTTGGCGAAGATCGTCCAGCCTGTCGGTTGCGTCAACATCGTGTCGGCAGTAGAACTCGACCTCTCGCTTCTCGTCCTCAGTCAGAGGGCGGTCGATACTGAACGGAACGGTGGTTTCACGAATGTCCATTCCGAGGTGAGCTTCGATTGCTTTCAGGGACAAACCCATCTGGCAATCGTCCATCAGGTCATATTGATCGAAGAAAATCCCGCAGTCACGGAGAGGGGCGTACTCCCAGCCCTCGTGACCACCAACGATGATAAAATCGTTGACTGCCTTGATTTCCTCCGGCGTGAAGCCAGAGAGAACCGCTTTCAGAATGAATTGGTCATAGTGCTTGTTATTGAACCCCGCCAATAAGGGTTCTTGGGTCATGAACTGCTCGACCGCTTCATTGTCATTCCAGATGACGGTATATTCCTTCGTGACCTTGTTCTTGAAGACGAAAAGCCAGTCATAGGCAAACACCTCGCAGTCAAAAATGAATGGTTCAAGGTTCAGTAGTATCACCTCCTAATACTGCGCCCCATTGTTGCGCCATAGCGTCCGCAATACCGGGGAATGTTTTTGAACGGGCTTTGGAATTGTGAGGTATCCTTGCCCCGTAGCTGTCCCCCCCCCGCCTTGCGGCCTGTTCCAGCAGGAACAAAGGGCTTATATTCTGCAAGAACATTGGTGTAAACCAACGGCGGAAGATTTTTCAGCCAAAGATAGGTGAGTTTACTCCACGGATCGCCAAATTGATAGGGCTGTATTCGCTGATCTTCTTTTGGCAATTCAACGATTTTGAGAGGGCGGGGGTTCTCAATAGCCACTCGATCACAGTCAGCATTTAGAAATCGAAGGAAAAACGCTTTGGCTTCCATCGCCTTTTGAAATCGAGCTTTATCAATTTGACCCTTACGAGGATACATTCGACACGCTCCCGCATTACTCATGAAAGTGCAAGGCGGGTGAGCAATTATCAAATCCCACCGCTCAACATAATGAGCTTTTCCGTCTTCGGTTTTGAAAACCAGATACCGTCCAAGTAACAGTAGAGCGTCCACTTTAATGTGCCATTCCGGGTGTTCGCCTGAACACTCCTGAATGTCACAGGAGTAGGCTTCATACCCCAAACGCCGAAATGCAATACAGACAGCTTGACTTTCCTCGCAGGCAACGAGAACCTTTATATCAGTTCTCTCCGTCAATGAACTTGCACCCCGCTTTCCGGTAGGTGGTACACCGCTTTTTGTAGCTTCGCACAAGGTACTGGATACCATCGTCCACATAGTCATAAGCGATGGGTTCTCCCTTTCCCTCGAAGGTACGAGCGATACGACCAATGCTCTGAGTTATTACAGCGTAGTCTTTCTGCGGTGTGGTCAGGTACAGACGGTCGAGCCGAGGAATATCCAAGCCCTCTTTTGCCAGAGAGTAAGTGGCGAACAGATACCGCTTGCGCCCCTGCCGCATTTCCTCAATGGCCTGCTCTCGGAGAGCCTTGGCTTTCTTCGTGGTCATCTTCCCATCAATCATGACCGCCTGTTTTCTCAGGTCGGGCGGAAGCCTGTTCATCAGGGTTTCCAAATGCGTCAGCCGGTCAGAGAGAATGAGATTGTAGTGATCTCGATTTGCCACGAGATCAGCGACAATCAGGTTATTTCGGGGATAACGGTCAGCGAGGAAATTGACCAGTTTGGCGTAGATGATCGTACCGTCCGTGTCCAAAAACTCACGGCTGAGTCCTTGGTGTGTGGCACGGGGCAAAACGCTGACGGTCATGATCTTGTCTTTCACCGCTTTGTCCGGCACCTGATAAGCAATCCCGCCCAGCAGGGCGTAGGTGGCGGCAATCATACCGTCTGCTCGATGAACCGTAGCGGACAACCCGTACTTGTGTCGAGCTGCCAGAGCGTTTAGCACCTTTGAGAACTGCGTCATGGCGGTCGGGGTTCCAGCTACACGGTGGCACTCGTCCACGATGATACAATCCCAAACATCACGGTACTGGTTCAGATCGAGGTTACACATGGTCTGTACCGTTGCGAAAGTGATTGCCTTACCGATTTGAACCCTACCTTCGGTGATCGTGCCAGTCAAAGAAGGACTCATGTACTGCTCCGCTCGGCTTTTACTCTGTACGAGCAAATCCCGTGTATGGGTCAGCCAGAGTGTTCTTCGGCCTGTATCTGCCGCAACAGCAATCCCAATCTGTGTCTTACCGCACCCAGCAGGGGCTTGAAGAATACCGTAGTAGGCTGTTATCAGGGCTTCCTTGGCTTCCACTTGGTAATCATAGAGAGGAATAGTGCAACCGAAGTCCACCTCGGTCGGTGTAGGAAGATTGACCTTCATGTGGCAATCTTCCATCGCCATCACATCATTCAAGCACCCGTAGGGGAGAACCAGTGTGTCGCCGTCCCATTGGAACAGGTACAACTTTTCAGGCGTGTTACCGACCCAAAAGTGCATACGGACTTTCTTGGCGTACTCAGGATTGGGAAGAATGAGCTGCTTCTTGCACCATGCGAGCAACTGCTCAGACGGGTTTTCAATTCGGAGCTGATTGCCAACAGTTACTTGCATTGGGACACCCACTCTCCGAGTGTGATACCATATCGCCTAATATCGTTGGCAGACAGCACAGTTCGCAAAACGGACAATTCCAAAAGCGTAGAGAAGGAGATAAATCGAACTTCACCGGTTATCAACCTAATTGCAAACCAGCCCTCCCCATTCCCGGTTTCTTTCCAGAGCGTCATAGCGGAAAACTGGTTTTCTTCGATACGCTCCATCCTGAAAATGTTCTTGGAACAATCCTTACAGTCAATGGGATAGCTGACACCGTTTCGAGCCGCAATCACATCGAATGGCTGACCTTGACTGTTCTGAGCGAGATTGTGCGCCCAAAAGCCACAACCCGACAGGCTCAGACATAAGTCTCTTTCAAAACCAGTGCCAACCTTGCGATTGACATTCATGTTTTCACTCCTTTCACCGCCCCTAACGGGGCGGGATTTACGAGATACCCGATTAAATGCAGAAGCCGAAGAACACGCCACTGGAGGTGCTGGCGTAGTCATAGGTGGCGGTGCCGTTGGCGGTCACACGACAGAAGGTGCTGGTGTTGCCGGCATGAGGAGAACGCTCCCATCTCCAATCCCTCTCACCATTCTGCTTGCACTTGCCATAGGGCGTATTCTCCCGCTTGTACCACTCGTACCACTTACCCTCACCACCGCAGGAATAAATCTTGCGACCGAAGACCTCCTGCTCAGAAAGAACGAACAGCTTGTCAACGGAAGGAATCAGCATTTCGTTTTTGCCGCTCTTTGCGGTGATCTTCACCACGGGCTTGATGACCGCTTTCAGATCAGTGGGAAGCTGCTTCTCGAAGAAGTTGCCGTTGAGCTTGACACGGAGGTAGGAAGCGTCCCAGCCGCCCTCGTTGGTAGGCTTCTCATTCATGGGAATGTCACCGTCAAGGGTTTCCACGGTTTCAAAGGTGATATGAACCAAGCTACCGTCCCTTGCGTAATCATGGTTGAACCCGATGATACGGGCAGTCAGGTAGGAGCCATCAGCCAGACGGAATTTCTTGGTGTCACCGACCTCGAACATCTTGTCGGCAAGACCGAAGGAGGAATACATATTGATCTCGTCCCAAGAACAGTCTTCCAGCTTGCAACGCTTCGGGGAAGGGCGACCGCCGAACATAACACCATATACGGAGTTGAGGTGAAGTTTGACGGTATCGGTATCGACATAGCCCGTAGGCATGAGGGTTTCGATCATTTTCTTCTGAGAAGCGATGGTTTTCTCCATCTTCTCGAACTCGTCAGCGAGTTTCGCAATCGTGCTATTCATAAAGTTCTCCTTTACAAAACAATAGGTTCTGATATAATCAGATTGAGCTTTTACGCTTGCCGTTGATGGAAGTACCAGTTCCGTCAGCGGCTTTTTCTTTTTCTCGGCGGGGCAGAATAAAACGCACCAGACAGCTCACAGAACAGCCAGAAGCAGCCAAGGCCGATACCCATACGCACCATGCCTGCACCGAGAGCCATCGTGTCTTGCTCTACCGCACCAACCACACCCAACAGGTAGAAAAACGAGAGAAATGCCAATACTCCAAATATCTTTTTCATTATCTGTTCCTCCAAACCATAGGTTTCCATTGATACGGTGTTCCGTACTTCTGCTCGTACCAGCTCTCGAACCGCTTGCGGTTCACTTCGTCCTTGAAAAACTCTCGGACAGATCGAGCAAGGAGTGAGCTGAACGCTTTGGCCTGTCCCCGCACTTCCGGGGCAAATGCACTGTCGCTCATGACACACCGCCAATCTGTCGCTCGTACCAGTCCAGAATGTCGATAGACTCAGCGATGATCTTGTCCACAGAAGGGCCGTTACGAGTTCCTGCGAGAATTGCACTCAGGACAGGGCCGTTCGTTTCAATACCCCGCTTTCGGAGCATATCAATCAGCCATGCAAACGACAGGTGATTGACGCTCAGGCGATAGCGAATTTTCTCACGCTCTTTCACAAAACCTCTCCTTTCTTTGAATTGAGAACAATATTTATTGACAACCAGTGGGCGTAATGGTACAATTTACTTGCCAGACAATTAAACCATTGACCACAGCAACCGCCGAAAAAAAAGAAAACCTTTCGGGGGTCGGGTTTTTGTTGTCAAAATCTCTTGTTCACAATCCAAAGTATATCCTACCTTTGTAGGATTGTCAATAGCAAATCCTAAAAAAGTAGGATATTTTTTGAAGGAGGTATTTATGAACACAAGCCGTATTAGAGATTTAGCCAAACAACAAGGGAAAAGTGTCACCTACATTTGCAAACTTATCGACCGTCCCAAGTATTATTTGAATGATGTAGATAAAAAGCCTGACCGCATGATTTCAGATGAAGACTTGAAAACGCTTGCTATCAATCTTGGAACAACGGCTGACTATTTGAAAGGCGAAACTGACGATCCTCGCTTTCACCTGTCCTCTGTTGGTTTGACCACCGAACCTTATGAAAAGAATTGTAAGCGACCTATTTTCGGTCATGCGTCCGCAGGAAAAGGTGTCATCGCTCAGCAAGAAGCATTGGGGTATGAACAAGTTGACCCCGAATATGACTGTGACGATTGTTTCTGGTTGCAAGTGGACGGAGATAGTATGTCGCCAGTCTTAGACGATCACGATTTAGTGCTGGTTAAAAAGGACACACCTCCTGAAACAGATACTCTTATGGTTGTCATTGTTGATGACGAAGAAGGATTTGTTAAGAAAATCAGTATTGATGAAGATACTGTGACCCTTCGCTCTTTTAATCCACACTATCCTCCCCGTGTTTTTGGCGGTGTTGAAATTGGACGATTGCGCTTTGTCGGTAGAGTCATGGAGTTAAAAAGGAGATTTGCATGAAAAAATTTCCAATCGACCTCTCCTGTCTGACAGAGGAAGAAATCTCTCAATTTCAGGAAGACCCATATACACTCTACAATGGAGATCAAAATGTTGCTATCTACCTTCGGTATAGCTCCACAGGCCAAAGTGACCAATCCATTGAAGGGCAGCTTCGTGACTGCCGTACCTTCTGCAAAGCAAATCACTACCGCATTGTGGCAATCTATGTTGATCGAGCAACGACCGCTCGTAAAGATGTGGAAAAGCGAGTTCACCTCATGGAAATGATTTCGGATAGTGCAAAGCAGAATTGGGAATATGTCATCGTCTGGAAGCTCGACCGTTTTGCTCGTAACCGAAATGACAGTGCGATTATGAAAATGCGTCTGCGGAAGAACGGCGTGAAAGTTCTCTCCGCCACAGAACACCTCACCGACAGCCCTGAGAGTATCATCTTGGAATCTGTGTTAGAGGGTATGGCTGAATTTTTCTCTGCCGAGCTGTCACAGAAGGTCACGAGAGGTATGCGTGAGTCCGCCTTGAAGTGCCACAGCGTAGGCGGTCATATTCCCCTCGGATACAAGGTGGAAAATCATAAGCTGGTTGCTGACCCTGACACCGCCCACATCGTTCAAGAAGCGTTCTCTCTTTACGCCAATGGTGAAAGCGTTGCCGCCATTTGCCGAAAGTTTAACTCTGCCGGATATAAGACTGCCAAAAATACGGAGTTCAACCGCAGCAGTTTTAAGGCCATGTTCCGTAATACTCGCTACATCGGCACTTACACCTACAAGGATATTGTCATTGAAAATGGTATTCCCGCCATCATCGACAAGGAGCTGTTTGAAACGGTACAGCGGCGACTTTCTAAGACCGCCACAGCCCCAGCAAGGGGTAAGGCTAAGGTAGATTACCTCTTGTCTGGAAAGCTGTTCTGCGGTCATTGTGGGGCTTCTATGAATGGCGAAAGCGGAGCCGGTAGACATGGCAAGGTCTACCACTACTATTCCTGCTATACGAAAAAGAGAAAACTTGGGTGTGATAAGCGGCCTTTGAAAAAAGATTACATCGAAGGAATAGTAGCCCGTGACGCTCTCAACCTTTTGACCGATCAGCTCATTGATGAAATTGCAGACATGGCAATCCGACAGAGCGAACAGGATTTGATAAACGACACGCACATTCCGCAGTTGACCGCTCAACTGTCAGAGGTCGAAAAGTCAATCACGAATATCACCGCCGCCATCGAAAAGGGTATTGCTTCTGAAACATTGATGAACCGCCTTGTCCAACTCGAACACGAGAAGAAGACCCTCAACAAAGAGATCAAAGCTGAGGAAAAATTCGTCTACCGAATTGACCGTGACCAAATCGTATTCTGGCTGAGTCAGTTCAAATATGGAAATATCGAAGATGAAGATTTCCGCAGGCGGCTCATTGATTTGCTCGTTAATTCCGTTACAGTGTGGGACGAACCTGACGGGTATAAAATCACCACTGCATATAACCTAACCTCTTGCAAAACCAAGACTTTCCGGGTAGAAAAGAACCCCGCCGCCGAAGAAGCGACAGGGTTCGATTTTGGGGAGTCTGAGTGTACCATTGAGCGCATATCCGAACCCTACATTGTGTGGGGAACGGTGTTCGTTCA